GGAGGCTTTTAAATCAACTTTCTTTGCTTTCTTTATATTCCAAGCATCTTCTACAATACGCTTGTTATGTTTGATAAGGGAAGCAGGGGTGTACTTGACAGTAACCATGTTGTCTGTAAGGGGATAGTAGTGAGCAAAGGTGATCTTATCAACAGGAATGTCATATGTTTTGTGGGCTGCGTATACATAGCTCATACCTTGGGAATCATCAAATAGCTCAAACTTACTCTTCTCACGCTTGCCAGTCTTGTAATCTATGACCAATAAGCCTCCTTCCTTGCCTTTAATGATCCTGTCCACAAACCCCACTTGCTCAACACAACCTAGGTCTTGCTTGTAAGATAGCTCAACCTGCCCCTTTTCTGGGAAAGAGGCATTTAAACGAAGGAAATTTCTTAAACAGGTAATTATCTTAGGTTCGTAGACTTTACCAAATTTATAGGTTTTACGAAGATTCTGGGCAACTTCCTGTAATTGCTCCAAAGTAGTGCATTCTACTCCTTCCTCAAAGATCTGGTGTATATATGACCCAAACTGGAGAGCATCCTTATTTCCTGGATCTGTCTCCTCTAGGTAGTCTACATAGCGATAACGATACTTCAGTCTACATTGTCTCCATAGGTCTCTTTTGGTATTACTTATCTGATTACAGAACATTAAAGATCCTCCATAAAACCAGTAATTACTGGGCTATACGCCTCTATATCTATAGACTCTAGGAAATTAAGTACTTGTTCTCTAGAATAGTTACATTTAGAGGTTAGGAAGGTATATAAAGTAGATAACTTTAAACATCGTCTATCAGAAAGACATTTAATTAATCTAGTTTGAAAGAGCTTAAGGAACTTAGTACTATATTTATCTTTCCATCTATTAATAAACTCATTACTTAATGTAAAGTCTAGTAATTCTGTAAATTCAAACAATAATTGATTAATATCTTCTGTATTAGTAGTGTATACCATATTTACCTTTATTTTAATCTATTCTAGCGTAGGACCCCTCACATGTCAAATACTTTTTCGAAAAAATTTGAAAAATTTGTAGGAGAGGTAGGCTCAGACCTTAATTTGGTTGGCTCTGATGATCAACCAAGGTCTCGGGTCCAAAAGTCCATGATGTCTTCGGCTGCTATACTAGCAGGAGATGTACTATTTTTTAATTATCGTTCGGAAAGATTTGGGGTTGGGGAACATATGGGTATGGTCATAGGAAACCATAGAAGTCTAAATGGTATATATAACTTTACTAGCCAAAAGAAAGTATCAAAAAAGTATGTTTCTGCGGTTAAGCTAAATAATATATGGCATGAGACTGCCAGCATACTTATTGAAGCATATAGAGAGACTCAACTAAAATATACTTCAGTAGATCAGGATGAGGAAAAAGGACTTAAGGTTAGGGAGGAGAAAAAGGCAGATTCAACAGAAGGAACAAAGACTGAAGATGACGAGGATAAAGAGGTAAAGAAAAGTAAAGAAGATAAAACTAGGGAATCATTTATGACGATAGTGGGAAGAGAGAATTATAGAACTTATATAATAAATAATATGTGGAACACTTATGAATTTAGTTTCAGAAAAGAGGATGTAACCTAATGGCAGCAACAATACATGATTTACATGAAGAACTAGAAGTCCTTAATCAGACTATGACTACCATTCTGACTCTTCAGCAGACTCAGCAGATGCAAAGAGAAGCTGTTGGTCCAGGGGGGGGAGCTTCGGATGATAAATCTATGCTCGTTAACATGGTAACCACAGGATTTACAATACCCTTCGAAGCTATGGCAGATAAAGCTGCTAAAATTTTGCAGATGGCGGCTAATATGGTGCAGTCAGTGGATAACTTAGAATATACCACTCTATCAGATGGCAGAAATACTAGGGCTCAAATAGCGTTATTACTTGAGGAATCAAGATCGGAGGGGGAGGATGCAAAAAATTTAGGAATGCAAATAGGAGGAGTTTTAGAAAATGTAGTCACAATGAATAATGCACTTCAAGTGGGTATCTCTTTAGATAAAGACTCCGATAAGAGATTACGAAACCAGATAACTATTTTAGATAAACAAGGAGCGCAGGGACAGATGCTTCTGAACTTTACTAAAGATTTAGTGGGTATGGGATTTACTAGAAAAGACGCTAAGGAGTCATTGCAGCACTTAACTGATATAGGATTTTATTCTATTCAAAATGCCCAGCACCAAGCTAACATGCTTAAGAGGATGAATGATTACTTTGGAATCACTTTACTACAAGAACCAAAATTAGCTAATGATATGAGACAGATGTTGGAAGTGACCTTAGTGGATGTTGATCCAACTAAAAAAGCTGGTTTCATGGATCAACTTAAACTTGCTTTATTTCCTGAGGGAGATGATATTGCGTATAGACAATTCGTAAAGGGCGCAGACGAGTTCGCAGCCATATCAGAACGACTTGCTGGAGAATTTAGTGCAGCGTTTAGCGTGGATCCAGTCCAACAACAAGAAGATCGAATAGTTATTATAAATAAGTGGATGGAGGCTAGTGATATTTTTGCTCAACATAGAAAAGATGCAGCCGATATAATTTCTGACGATAAATTAGCCAGAGCCAAACAGCTTGATGTTCCCTTCATGAAACAAGTGTTTGAGGGACTGATGGAAGCCAATCAAGCTATGGCAGCTACTGATGCTGATAGAGCGGTGCAGCAGGTTAGAGATGACCAGAAATTTCTTCAAATATTCTCTTCTGCTTTTCCTGCTGAACCAGGCGCACTTAGGGTACATGCGTATGAAGCCCAGATGCTGACTGTGGCTGATGGTCTTGTCGTTACTGGACAAAGAATGTTTCAAGAAAGTTTGAAAGAGTTAGATCCTGTTTCTAAAGCCCTACAAGAAGCTATATCACAGACAGTAGAACCTGTAGCTGCTGCTTTAGTCGGATCATTTGGTACTGTTATTAATCGTCTCAACCAGTTTGGTGAAGTAGTAGTTGGTATCGTTGAACACATTACAGGAGCAAATATAGGTGAGGCTATGAGTAGTGAGATGAGATTGCAGACTAGAGCGCAGTTAATGGATAACATAAATTCCCCTATGAGGGGAATTTATGGGGATTGGCCCCGCAGAAGTATGTATCCTGGTGGTAGACACTGGTATCCAGAAGACGATGATTAGTGAGATAGGAGATTTATATGACACATAATAATAGAGTAGTTAGAGTAGATTCTCTTTTAGGGAATGAGGATTGGTTAGGTAAACTAACCTTACATTATTTTACAGGAGACTCTGTTCCTGTAGCTAGAGTTATACCTTTTTTTGAAAATCCAACTATAATTGAATCACAAAACCCTAGGTATATGAACTATGCTCCTGTAGGGAGATCATCTAACTTGTTTGGGTATTTGGGAGCCGACTCTAGGAAGTTTAATTTATCATTTAAGTTAAATTTACCTCATATTACTAGCCTAGTTAAACAGTATTCAAATTTATGGTCCACACCTCCTACAAAACTTCAAAAAAGGAAAGAGATTTTAGAGGAAGATATATCTACTATACAAAACATAGAAGGATTAGGGAGCGAGGACCCGTTCGCTGACCCTGATACCCTTCAAAGTACGGGTGGACAGCAGGAGATATTTGAAGGTAGATCAGAAATAAAAGATATTAAAGACAAACAAAAGCACTTCAAAGGAATAGCAGAAGAAATTGATCTATTGTATGAAGATTTGCTTGCGGCAAATAATGAACCTGCTAGTAATCTGAAAAAGTTTCTAGCTATTGACAGTAAGATGCTTAGACCAGACAGTGATGGTACTCAGTGGCGCAGAAGTGTGATTAACAGCGTAGCTTCTTTGGTAGCGTCTATTAGATCTACTGTTATTAACAACAATATAGACCCACAATATGGTCCACCATTAGTAAGATTGGATTGGGGAATTTTATATAGAGATGTTCCTTGTGTATGCAAAGGATATACCATAAATGTAAATGGTAAGGCGGGGTACGATAAACAGACGCTATTGCCTAGGGTATTAGAGGTTACTATGAGTTTAGAAGAGGCTAGAAACCTTCGTGGAAATGCATTTGCTGTCCAAGCCAATGATTTAATTGGATGGGAAGTATTAGTAGGAACAGAGCAGAGCCCAGGTCTTACGATGGATCCTGGTAACTTCACCACTTGGAAATCAAAAATTAATACATAATGCTTAAATATTCTTCTAGATATGATTTTGGAGTTAATATTATTACCCACAAGGGTAAAGAGATTACTACCTCCATAAATACTACCTTTATGGACAATATGGAAAGTACAATTAGCCGTGGAGCCCATTCACTAGGTAAGGTAAAGCAGTACATTGCCCATAGACCAGATTCTATATCAGATATTTTTTATAACTCTTCTTCTTATTGGTGGTATTTTTTATTATATAATAATATAAATGACCCGTTAGAAAGGCTTAACCCTTCTGATACTATTCTAATTCCTCAACTAAATGATTTTTTCAGACGATAATATAGAAACTGTAAATGTACTTATCTCAAAAAAAGCAGAACATATAGACGCTTTTTTTGAGTCTGGAGAATTGAAGGATGGGTTATTGTTAGGTACTAACGATGGTACATTAATCTCTATGGAGCATTCGTTAGGAGCAGGGGTAGGACCCGACCAGAACATAACTATTAAATTTGCTGACTCAGGTGGAGTGACCTTACAAGATATATTCTCATTAAATATTAATCATCTTGTATCGCTATCTAAATTTGCCACTAAGCAAGATTTATTTCTTATCTCTTATGGGGTAGGACCTGACAGAGCTAATTGGCACGGTCCTTCCTACCATTATCTATATAACACTGATTATGAGATTTTAGCAGACGCATTAGAGATAACTACTTTATATTTCACCCCATCGTTGTTTATGGCTGCTGGTGGTGCGCCCCCAATACCAGGATCTGCGGCTGTTAAACCTACCAAAATGGATTTCGGAGAAATTATAGGAACTGTGCATACTAATGGGGCTATAAATTTTAATAGTACTGATGAATTAGTGGAGTCTTTGCTAAAGTTATATACAAAAGCTGCTTCTAAGGAATATGGACTTCCAGCCCTGATAAAAATTCCACCTGAAATTATTAAGCAGTACCTTACTCAAGAATTAACTGAAAAATCCGCTATATCTCCCAACACTTTTGTTTTTGGGACTTCAGATTTAAATACATTAACTCATGTAGTAGATGATTTTAACAATTTTAATATAAATGTAGATAATTCTACAGATATACAAATACATACTGATTTTGATGGAAATGTAGTGCTAAATTCTTTTGAATCTGAAAAGATAAACGCTTTAACCACATTACTACAACTTCCATCAATAACATTAACTACAGAAGTAAGTCCTACTATAATGGCACCTGTATTACCACCAGACCCACCCCCACCAACATCACCACCAACTCCACCAGTCCCATCTCCAACAGCACCTGGGTATTGGAATAACCCATCTATATTTGAGTTAATCACCAGTCCTCCTGATATAGCCGCAGCAACAACTATATTTGTACCCCCTCCACCACCACCCCTCCCTCTTTTAACTGTTAATCTAGTTATGAACTTGTCTATAGATTATAGGACGGGAAGGCAATCTTTCGCTACGGTATTTATAAAGTTATTTAATGCTTTACGCTCTAATGGGGGGTTGAATGTTAATCTAGAGAATAAGGATGTGTTTGCTTCTACAGGAGTACAGGCATTAGATTTACAACCTGTAGTGTATGCTTTGAATGATCAACCTACATTACAAGCTATGATAGATAATGGTATAATAGATCCTTCTTGGGCAGGTAACTCTGTAGTTATAGGGGGAGATATTACTTCTATATTAGATATATTTGGGCATACAGGAACAGGACCAGCGTTCCAAAAGTACACGGATGATTTTGGTTTAGTGGGAGATCCCAAAGACCCTACTTGGGGAGTTATACCTGCATCACAAAGACATGTATTAATTTTGGAAACATCTAAAAATATATTATCTTTTGCTGTAAACTCCAAACAACCCTCTATTGAATTTTTTAGAGATAATATATTTTATAAATCTGCTGCTGACTCTGGAACTGTGGAGGAGTATCTGGAATTTATATCCTCTTTCCTTAAGAAGTCTGTAGAAAAATATGGTGGTCCTAGTACAGACAACCCATTTTCAGAAGATGTGTTTTATGATTACAAAGAACAAGCTAAAGAACTGTATACTAATTTAGAAACTTTAGACCCCTCTGCTTTCGGTAATTTATTTTTAGCTACTGATACCAAGTTTGCGGGGTTATTAACTTATATGTATTGGTATTACGAGTATGTAGCAAAAGGAACTATTTTTGCCACAGCCAATACTCTTCCTTATTTTAATTACTCTAGTCCTTTAATGATCGGTCACCCAGTACTAGTACGAGTTAGAAGAAATCCTTCTACCTATGATCATTTAATAGATAAACTCTATAATAGTTTTAATAGTGGTAGATATCTTATGATGGGATTTAAGCATTCCATAACCAATACACAAGCTACTAGTACATTCTACTTGAATAAAATAGTATTATCATGAATTATGAAATAAAATTAGCCACTGTAGTTGATACAAATACCTTATCTAAAAGAGGTATATTCCAAGCGTTACTTTATAAAACTAATCTACAGGTCCCCGTAGTTATGACTACCCCTATGGGGTCTCACCCTACTTCTATAGAGCATGGAACCTTCGCAGGATTATTTGGAAGTCCTACTCTCTGGACTCAGGTTTTAATAAAAAAAATAGATGATAGTGGATACTGGTATTTTGATTCTATACCAGGGATTCAGGGAGCCCTCCCTACTTTAAAGTCTAATATATTTCCCACCCTTACCGACAGTCAGATAGGATCATTAGTAAGTACAGAGGATTCAGTTAATTCTTTTTCACATTCTAGGACTCCCCAAAAGTATGGGATTATTTCTCCCTTAGGGAACAAATTAGTATTAAGCGATAGCCACAATGCAGTAGATAGATCCCTGTTCGCTAAAATAGAAAGTAAAACCAAGCAAAGAGCTTTGTTCAACTCGTCTACTGGCATTAGTGTTTTTAAAAATAGGTCAGGGGATGGATTATTAGTTACCTCTAAAAGAACTAAATCTAAATATGGACCTAGAAGCATTAGATTATCGACATTTGGTAACATAACTGAGTACACTACTAATGGAAAAATTACACTTAAAGTCGGATCTGCTGGCAGAGTGTTTAATATTATTAATCAAGCTATTAAAAACTTTAATCAGGCAGGTATACCCTCAGATAATGATGTAGGATCTATTAATGTAGAAAGTTATGAGAATGATATAACTTTACGAGTTAATAGTAAGGCTACGGGGAGGCGTATATTTATAGATGCTACTAATGCTAATGGTTTAGTTTCTATAAAAGCTGGGTCTGGGGGAGTAGAGGTGTTTACTGATGGTCAAGTAGATGTTAACTGTGGTGGAGATTTTAATGTAAAAGCTGGTGGTAATATAAATATACAGGCTGGTACAGGTAAATCTATACATCTGAACCCAGGATTTGATCCGTGGCCTGGAAAAACTTCCCCCACTAAAGATAATAAGGAATTAGCAGAAGATTCTGTGTCGTAACTATGAGTAAATTCAATCCCAATATGTTAAATGACCCGTTAGGGGAAGCAATTAAGCTGAGTTTTGGTTTTCCTGATTGTATGGTTGATTTGACCAAAGATATCCTATCCATTCTTCCTGGAGATATACTTGGTGGTATAGCAAAAGGTATCGGGGAAGGTAGAGATGCAGCCCAAGACTGCATAGCGGGTTGGTTTGAAGAGATACATGATGCTTTAGGTATCTTAGAGTATGATAGCACAACTGGTCACCTAAGTTTATTGGGGAACTCATCCCAGGCTGGGGTAGATGGTCAAGCAGATAATTTTTTGAGTACTATGGGAAACTTCTTCGGAGCTATAGCTGGTGGAGGAATGGCTTTATACCAAGCGTATGAGGATGTAGCTGATCAGATAGAGGCATATGAGGCGTGTTGGCAGGATTGGCAGGATATGCTGGAGGCAGAACAGAAAGGGGAAGATTCTGGATCAGGTGAGGGGGCTCTTACTAGAACTAAAGGAGAGTTTTTAGTTTTAAAGGCTCAGATAACTGCTGCTCAAGAGTATGTGGATAAAGCTAATAAAGTATTAGGGGATATATCGACTATTATGGGCGAAAGAGCAGAAGATCCCTCCCTTATACCCATACTAGCACCAGTAAATACTGATTTAGTAGATCTTTCTCCAATATTTAGACTTACTTTTGGTCCTCCCAAGGCTAAGACTGGGCAGTATCTTTTATCAGTAGATGGAATCTACTATGATTCTCAAACCAGAACATACGCAGATGGCTCTCCCGTACCAACTGTAGAGGATTTAACTTTTATACCCGCTAAAGATAGATGGAGGCTTGATCATTCCCCTAATTTAGGTGGAAGAGGGACAGCATACTCTTTAAAAGATTTAGATGCTTATGTAGATACATTATTTGATATCAAAAAAATAGATAATACTACTGCTTTAGAGACTTACTATGCAGATGACCACTATTTACAAGTTTTAGAGACTCAACGAAACCAAACTATTAGTAATTTAACTAAAAATATAGTTGAGCTACAAACTTTAGGGTATGGCCCCGATTCAGCGTTGCATATAAACTATACCCAACAAATAAAATCACAAAATGCAGCATTTAATAAAAAAATAAACAAAAGAAAGAAACAAATTGAAGTTGCTGTAAAGGCTCCTGATTTGTTTGGATCGGAAACATATTTTTCCCCTGGACAGGTGCCAATTAATGATTTCTCTTTCCTTAGTTCAATAAATCTAGATGTTGAAGTGCAAAAACAAAGAAATTTATCCTTTGATCATGGAGAAATTAGTGGTATAGTGTTGCCTATAGCTCCTACATATGTACATTCTCAAGGAATTAGTGATAAAGTAGTATTAACTCCTTTAGAGGTGGCTCCTATAGGAGTTGGGAGTAATATAGATGGGGAATCACTAGAGGATGTCTCGCCGCAACTCTCCTTAACCACTAATATAGTTACTCATGGATTAAAGGCAATATATAATTTTGCAGATGTTAATATACAGTCTCCCAGTTCTCTTGATTTTAAAACTTTAAATTGTATTGCGGAAGGGACTTATGACAGAGCCCAAACTGTATCAACTAATTTACCTCTCTTATTCCAAAAAGGTTTGGGTATACCCTATCTAGCAGGAATTCCACAAGTATATAAAAAGTCTGCTGGTTATGAATTTTTTGGGGAAACTTGGTCCACTTACCCCTTTAGTATACGGGGGGCAGGTAATTACATTAAATTACCTGATACTAGTTCTTATCAGAACCTACTATATTCCAATCAGGGTGCCACTATTGATCTTTGGACCTATATCCCAGGATTATCGCAACAAGAGGGTCCTCCAAGTGGGGAAACTTTTCTATCTCACCCTTATGATACTAGCGCATTTGGACTTGAGTTGAGTAGTGCAGGAGGTAAGTGGTGTGATATGCACTACTATAGGGTATTATTGGGGTGCGAAAATACAGGGGGGGATAATCAAAATTTAGATCAATCCTCTATAGTTGTAGATAGGGGTTCTATTAATGTAAGAGGAATGCTAATGGGATTTAGTAGAGATCCTAGAATGTATTATGAAAATGGCATAGTTAACCCTGGTAGTACGGACCTTAATCCTAGAGAGAATTATGGTGGTTATGTCACTTCAGTTTCTTCTGTTGTGTCTGGAGTAGCTGATTCCAATGGTGACTCTGGGGACTGGATAATATCCTCTCTCCCAAATAACCCTCTTCCAGAGGCATCCTTTCAAGCCAGCGGAACTTGGAAGTCTAAAAATATTGATGGGGTAGCTAAGTCTGTAGAGTTCACGCTTAATTCGGGAGGAGATAAATATCCCCTTTCTTCTAATGATGCTTGTTGTGTTATTTATGTTTCTGGGGACGATTCTTTTAGGGCTGGGTACGCTTTAAGTTCTACACTAAGTATAGCTCCTTTTAACGGAAATTATCAGGCTGGAACTGGATCTTCTGTGTTCTTTATAGCACCTACTCAATCTTATAATACTTCATCAGTTGGATTTGTTCGCCCTGCTGGGTGTAGAGTAAACTCTACCGATATACTTAAATTTGTGGTCTCCACAGATAAAATAGTTGGGTCTACATCGTTTTCGGATATAAAGTCTAAGTTTGTAAACCTACAGATCGTATTCGACCCGCCTAACGATGCTCTTAAGTTTTATATAAACGGTGTTTTATTTAAAGAATCTGCTTTATCTGATGTATTCGATGTTACTCCACATTCGGCACCACAACTCCCCTCCTTTATGCTTCCCAAATCAGTAAGTACTAGTAGTTTTTACTACTCAGAAACTAATGTTACACAGGAAACTGGAATTTCAGTATTTAATAATGGTCCAAATACATACCCTCAATTTACTCCTTGGGTTGTGGGAGGAGGGTGGACAGATGGAAGACCTGTAGATTTAGCCACATCTTCTGGTGGATTTTTAGATACTGGTGCTGGTGTGATTAGTTCTTATAATGGGTACTTAGGAAATTTAAAAATATATAACACAGCCCTAAATACAACAGAGCTTACTAAAAATTATGAAGCCCAAAAACTATTTTTTGAGAATATTGATTTAACTTACTACACTTTATGATTTAAAATTATGGTATTATATGGAAAAGTAGCTACTAATATAGTTAAAGAGGGTATCATATCTGGTCCTAAGTCTAAGACTATAGGTTTACAATGGCCCTCTAGCAGATCTTCCTCTATTCCTTATTTTAGTCAGTCTACTGGTTATTCATTAATTAAAGATCAGATAACTCAATTTATTTTAACTAAAAAAGGGGAACGACTTATGTTACCTGATTTTGGTACAACCTTAATGAATTTTGTATTTGAGCCTTTTACTAATGTTTTAGCGGGGATACTGGCTAGTGAAATTAAAAGTGGTTTAACTAGATATGCTCCAAATATTAAAGTTAATCGTATTAGATTTTTTCAAAGCGATAACTTACATGGTTTTGGGATGCCTGGGATAGAGGTTCAGGTATCGGTGTCCCCAGTTAAATCAACAGATATTATAAATATAAAGGTAAAATTATGAGCAACCCGTATTCTAGTAGAGCAGTACCATTCACTACAGTAGCTTCTGACTTTCAAAGATTAGCACAAATACCAGATTCCTTAAAAGATACTTATATTGATTACGGATCTACGGATTTTGCTACTTTGAGAGAATCTTTAATGAACTATATACGCGCAGTTTACCCTTTAGAGTATAATAACTTTGTAGAGTCTGATTTGGGGCTAATGCTTATAGAGCTTGTTTCTTATATGGGAGCAGTAATGTCATTAAAATCAGATATGTTAGCTAATGAAAACTTTATAACTACCGCTAAGGATATAGATAGCGTAAGAAAGCTGTTTAAGCTTGTTGGAATTTCTTTGAATGGTCCCACTTCTTCCCAAGCCACAGTTGATATTTCTGTTGATGGGGTTACTGAAATCGACAACACATTAACATTACAGCCCTCTGAAAGAGTATTCACGGTAACTTCTCCTGAGGATGGAGAACCTCTTACATTTACATTGTATAGACAAAGCACTGGTATGATAGATGCTGTAAATAGTAATGGAACCATTTCATTTACTTCTTCTGTGGCAAGCTTCTCTTCAGGGAACTATGCTGAAGGTGTTTTACTAGAAGGTGCTTTTGCTGTACAAAGTGGAACTTTTACGAGTATAAATACTTTTAAATCTGTAGTTTTAGAGGAAAGCCCAGTAGTACAAAATAGTGTGCAGGTTTATGTAACTTCTACAGAAACTCCTCAAGCTAATGGTGCATATAGACAAGTAAATAATTTATACCAAGCCTCTTCCACAGACGATAAAATTTTTGAAGTAGTGTACACTGATGATTATACTGCAAACATTTTATTTGGGGATGGGAGTAATGGGGTATCACCACCGTCATTAGCTTCGTATACCATAACCTATAGAGTAGGTGGGGGAACCAGAGGCAATATTCCTAATAACTTTTTAAATACTGTAGGAACGGGAATGTACAATGCTGTTACTGGAACTGGTATACGAGTGGTTCAAAATTCTTTAGCCACTGGGGGGGCAGACGCAGAGACTAAAGACCATGCCAAAAAATACGGCCCCTTATTCTTCAAAACTCAAGATAGAGTAGTATCTTTAGACGATTATAGAGCTTATGCCAATAGATTTACCTCCCCTCTTGGGACTACTGGTAAGGCTGTAGCTGTTACTAGAGAAGCATTCTCTTCTGCTAATATCATAGATTTATACCTATTAGAGAAAGCTAGTTCTACCCAATTTCAAAAAGCTTCTTTATCATTTAAAAATGCTTTATTATCAGATTTAGGGAGTAAAAAAATGATAACAGATGATATTGTATTGGTAGATGGTCTAATAAGAACTCTGGATCTAATAGTTACGATTACTGTAGACAAGAAGTTTGAAGGGTTGGGAACAACAGTATCTAATAGGGTAGCAAATAGAATACAGAGTTATTTTTTAGCTGACAATTGGGATTTTGGAGATCCTTTAATTCTTTCAGATTTAAATAGAGAAATTTTTGAAACAGATGATGTAAGATTCTCTTCTATTGATAACATGTCTTCTAATGTCCATGTTGAGTTTAATGAAATTATTCAATTAAATAATGTTTCGGTAAATATAGCTTTAGTTTAATGTCCCAAAAGTACTACAAAAGAAATTATAAGGATGCTTTAGATTACCTTATACCGTCACTATACTTTGAAACTGAGGTAGAGACTAGTGGTATGGGAGTATCACAAATTGATGATATTATTAATACCCATATAAACTTTTGTATAAATCAGCCTTCTCTACTCAATATATCTGCTGTGGGAGAATTTTCTTCTATTAATACAGTATCTGGTTTATCTAGATGGTTTGTTAATACTAATGATACTACAGAACAACTAAATTTAATAGATTTTGAAACTAATGTTCTTCATAAACTAGGCTTATGTACTGGGGAGGTAGCGGGGCAGTCCTGTGCTTCGTTCAATTGTTCTAGTGGAGATTGTGGTGGTGGGTTTTCTGGTACTCCATATAATAAACTTCTATCATTTTTTAAAGAGAAATTTTTACCAAAAGTTTCTTTAAATTCCTCGTCTTTAGCGGAGACAACATTAAGCTCTTTTTCTACTACACCTTCTGGAACTCATAATTATCTAATTAATAAATTAGGGTGGGCATACTTCCTAAACACTTCTGCGGATAATGTAGCTCCTTCTGGGTTTGTTGCAAGCGCACTAACCGATATGTATATGTCAGGTACTAACTTTTCAGTTAATACAGGAGTAAAAGGATTAGCTGATTATATATGGAGGAACTGGGCTACTCTATCTTCCGTATCGCAAGGGCTTCTATCTCCTACTTACTACTCTGGCACAGCAGAATATACTAGTGGAACACAGGGATTAGATAGGCTTACCACCTTAGTTGATATTATATATCCGGACCTAACATTCAATGAAAAGGATAGTTATGTAGAAGATGCTTTTATTGATTATATAGATAATGGTTTCGTTTTAGATACTTTAGAGCGCAAAGGACCGTTGAGTAAGTTTATAGAGGGGGTATCGTACTCTATGTACGACACTAATAATGAAGCTGAAAGACTTAAATACCTTTACTCATTAGAAAGATGTCCTGCCCACCTATTAAAGTATGTAGCTGAACTAATAGGGTGGAGATTAAGGGGATCAAATACTAAAGGATGGAGAAGACAGCTTTCGTATGCCGTCATATTGTATAAGCAGAAAGGAACTAAGGAGGGTCTTTATAATGCAATAACTACGGTTCTTCCAGGAACATCCATGGAGACCTCTGCTATAGCGGAACTTTACGAATCGTACATCCCATATTTAATGTATTATCTTCTTAATACAGATAGCACATTATTTAGTTCGTTTACCTCATGGACCCCTACACAAGCTTTACTATACACTAGCGGGGAATATAGTTATTCCGATATGGATTTAAATATCAGGGTAGTTATAGACTATATTCTTTTGAGAGCAGTACAAAAATATAATGATTTATTTTATGTTCGTAATTTTAAATTTGATTTAGAAAATCCTGAATTTGTATTTGAGTATAGGGACAGATCGTTCCCCATACCTCCATGGGAAGAAATAAAATTTTATAAATCTTGTGATGTGACTACTAACTTATTAAAGTTTTTAGAAGATGAATTAATATGTTTGGGGGTGTCTAGACCAAATGCTCGTAAATTCAATCAGTATGTAACCTCACATACTATTAGTAATACTGATACTGATATGTTCAGTAATGCGTTTTTATTCTTTACTAGTTCTATAAATATTGCTCCAAATGAATCAGATATTACACAATCATTAGAAGTAGATAAGTTTGATTACCTCTCGTTGTGGAGTGGTAAGTCCTCTACATTTAATGTGAATGTGTCCTCTGGGCCTTTCTCCTCTGAGTTTTTTAATACTTCTATATACAGTTCAGAAGAATTTTTTAAATCTTTATCTATAGTAGACGAGTTTTCCCCAGCAAAGTCTATGCCTAGGCCCCATGTAGATTTAGTAGATACGGATTACAGTAGGATAACAGGGTACAATTGCCCCAGTGTGAGATATTGGATGCAGGACAGGGCTGTGTCAGGCTTCCAGGGAGGCTCCGCTTCGGCTGGGATGGACATAGCCAGCATCCCTGGGGCTGTGGGCGGAGATTACCCAACCCCCACACACTCGTCTAGAGGAGCTAACGACCACACCTACCTTCCAGTCTTTAAAAGGTCCTTTGTAGATTCTCCTATTGATTTTGCACAGTTAGACGGGTCATCATTATCTGCCGCACCCACATCCTCTAATGTATTCAGAACAACTATGCGTAGGAGAAATTTTTCAAATAATCTTGAAAAGGGTGGATGGTATAGTAGAACAGGGTTTAATATGCCCTCTTACTTTAATGTAAGTTCCGAGGGTAGTGATACTGATTATTATCCCCTAGGGTTTAATATTGATCAGTATAGGTTTACCCCCGTATTTAATTTTAAAGATTTATATGAAGTAAGTAGTTGGCCCTACGACGATGCCGTATGGAGCCCATGTTATGGACTAGATTCTCTCTTTACTTATTCTGGTATTCCTGTATCCTCTACATTTGATTGTAGAGGAAGTACACAATTAGTTAAAAGTTCCTGTGATGATTATATTAGAAGAGATAGACCACCAGAATTTACTCTATTCCTCCATAAACTTTTAGATAAAAAATATACTAAAGAGGCTGAACGAATTTATGAAGTAAATAAATTCTTAATAGATACTTCATCATTTATAAACCCAGTGCAGTCGGTAATAAATTCTTTATGGAATTCTAATACTGTTTCTCTGGATACTTATTATAATTCTATATTGGGAAAAAGAATTTTTAGTATAGGATCCATAGACGGTATGCATAAATTATTTAAAGACTATATCAGTTATTTTACTAATACAGGTATAGGAAATGGTTTATTAGAGACTTATAAAGATGGTGGGGCTAATATATTGTCACATACATACGGACCTCTTTTCTTAAATGGTTATTTTACTGTAGATGGCTCTGCCGTCTCTGTAGATCCAAAATTAATATCCACAGGAATTTCGGAGGTTAGTTCTTATACGATACCTCAATTATCCTCTCTGGGTAATATTACAATTACTAGTGTAGATGATATGCCTGTGGAAGGAAATGAAGTTCGTAATCCTTATGTTTTATCTGGCGTAGAGCTAGTAGATTTGTCTAGTGGATCTACAAAATTCTCAGTTTACAACTTAGATGCATCTAACAGTGCCACAACTAGAGATAATTATAATATAGATAATCCTATAGTTGTAATAGATTCTCTAGGGCATTTCCCCAGGATGAGATTTAACCTTAAAGATTATGGAGAATTTGAAAACTTTATCTTACCAGATAGGGACTATACATTTAGTTTAAATGCTGCCGTGGGTAATTTAAATAGTAAGACTTTAGGTGGAGGATCTTTTGGTGTCTGGATTCATACAGATGTGGAATCTGACTCGGTAGGGAATAAAGTATTTTGGAATTTTATGCCCAACGGGGAATGGAATATGTTAGATGCTAATATACTCCAGTCTAAAGGTGCAGTTAATTTAGTTAAAAATTCCTTATCTCATTACTTGGATTATTCTACTTTACATGAGGCAGTATCTACGGATGAGTGTTTTGTTGAGAGTAACAATAAAGATATTATAAAAATACTACAAAAATCAGATTTTACATCTAGATCCTTTACATTTAATACTAATAACCCCAAAATAAAACTTTCGTTACCCTATTATCAATCACATAATCAAGTACACAGAAATTCTCAAAATTATATTGTGGAGGTATTTTTAAATACTAATTCTAACCCAGATAAATACTCTATTTTTGATAATATTTCAGTTATAGATGAGCGTCAGTACAGCAGAACTTCGGTAAAACATCCTATTCATTATAATACCTATAAATTAAGTGAGACCATACCTACTACTTACTTCGTATATTACGATAGCTTAGGAGTAGCTATACCAGAAGGAACACAGTTATCAGCGGGTCCAGAAGGAGATATAGTTACAGCAGGAGGAGATAAGGTTACAGTTCACGCTGACGAATCTTTAAATGTAGGTAAACTTTATTCTCAACTTACATTAACCTCCAAGGGTCTCTGGATTAAAGACGAGCTTTTAGCTACTTATCAAATTAAGTCTACCTTATATGATGGATTATTTACTATTGGTACAGATGGTCAACCAGAAATATTAACTAAAGACTCCACTATAAAGTCTATAACTATAGTAGGAAAGACTTTAGGTTCTCATATACAAATTAATGAACTATTGGATGTTCCTTTAGATCCAGAAGAAGTTTTAATTATGTTGAGAGAATTTAAGAGGTTACAAGCGGAGTCTGCCTCTAGAGACAAAGCAATTAGTGCTGCGGAATATGGACCAGAGGGTGGTAGTAGATTGAATTATCGTGATGCTCCTATGTGGGGGAACGGATCTGTATTGTTCGAAGAGTCAGCTAGACAGTATTCAAAAGTAAGGGTAGAGAACTAATGAAAGGTGTTGTAGAGATTTATGGAACTACAGAGACTGGTAAAAGGGACCTCCTTTACCAGGGAGAGAATACAACCACGGTTGGGTTTTCTGAAAATATTGTAGACATGCTTACTACTCCTTCGTCTATAGCTTCTATAGTACCGACTCATGCATCTGGATATTTAATATCTAAGAACTATATAGTAAATGCTTTTTCAATGTCTAAAGCAAAGGATCAATTTACTACTAATCAACATGCATACAGTACTAATAACTTTTTAATTAACTCAGAAGTTGGAGAACCTCCGAAGTGGTTTACAGGAGAGTTCTATTCTGATGTGGCTGCTGCTTTATATTCTACTAGGGTGGCTGTGGGGATTACTACTGACGGGTCAGTAGTGCCTTGGGGAGTGAACGATCATAACTTATTAAGTGACGCCCCCAGTGGAACAGGGTTTATTGATATTGATGTTGGCACATTTTTTGCCGTTGCTATAGATTCTGATGGATCTCTTTCCGCATGGGGATCACCTGTTCTGGCCCTCGTATATAATACCCCAACAGGAACAGGGTTTACTAAAGTTGCTGTAGGACATAACCATGCTCTTGCCCTCGCCTCTGATGGGTCTATTTCCGTATGGGGACTTGATACTTATGGGGAGGTTTACGATACCCCAACAGGAACTGGGTTTACAGACATAGCAGTATCAAGGTTCTCATCTTTTGCTATTGATTCTGCTGGATCTTGCGTTCATTGGGGTAATCCATACACAGATATTAAAAATGTTCCTGTAGGAACTGGATTTACTAAGATAGCGGCTGGTAATAATCATGCTCTTGCGCTTGATTCTGCTGGATCGGTTAGTTCGTGGGGGGCCGAATGGTGTGCAACTTATACTGGTGCAAGCTGTCTAATAGCTTCTGGACCTCAAACAACGGGATATACAGATATAGCAGGAGGGGCTGATTGGTCTGTGGCAATTGGTTCTACTGGGGCTTTGGTTTCGTGGGGAAATCTTGTATATATAGGGGATCCAGTATCTGGAACAGGATTTACTAAGGTAGCTGCTGGATTTAGGTCTGGGATTGCAGTTAACTCGGCGGGTACGCTTGACGCTTGGGGATCAGACTCTGATATAATAGATGAAACTCCTGCTAAATCTGGAGTGAGGCAGCACCCTGCGTGGAATTTCTCTTCAGTTGTATTAAGTTCTAATTATATACAGGGATCAGAATTTGGTACTAGTGGTCATGCTTTATCAGCACAGGCTTCTAGTAGTTATTTAGGGCAAGAAATTTCTTACGAGGGGGGTGCTGCTAGTGCTTTTGATGCTCCATACTTTAGTGCAACCGATTTTATATTCTCTACGGATGTTAAATTTAATATAGATAATCCATTAGTACAAGTATCCTCCACTTCCGCAGGGCAATATTTAAGTTATTCCCAATTAGCGGTAAGTTGTAATGGAGATATTAATAGACTTTTCTTGCAATGGGATAATAGTGGACTTCCTTCAGTATATGATGAAGGAGTAGGAGCTTCATCCTTGGGTGGAATTAAATCTCTTGGTGGTGGGTGGTATAGGGCATTTGTCTATGGAAAATATTTATCAGGAGTAGGAAGTATAGACAGTACTAGGGTTTACATCTATCCTTTTGTTGGGCAGAATGGTGACTCTTTAGTTGATGCTGCTTATGATTTAAGTATATTAACTACCTCCTCTTACGGGTCTATATTTATTAATAGACCACAACTTGAATTAGGTACTCACCCTACAAACTATGTAGAAGTTCCTTGTTCCCCAGACGGGAGTTGTGGTTTAAGTAATGAACGAGATAATTTACTTAGGTTCTCTAGACTTAATGCTACTCCTCCTTATGGTCAAGATCCAGATGACCCACTTAAAGTAGCTATAAATTATTATGTGGTTAGCGGGACGGGGGGATCTACCTTAAGTGGTTATTATGATGGAACCTTGTCAGCAGGAGTATCAGCGTATATACCACACAAAAATGAACTTATTCCTGTTGCCAATCCTGAGGACAGAGAACTAACACCAGGAGCCATTACTCCTGTGGAAGAAGCCTTTGGGGTTAACATAACTAAGGGTCAGAACTCTGCTTGCCAATCATTGTGGGATACTTTATATGTTAGCTCTTATGATGATTCTTGGACTTATACCTCTGGATATAGTCCTGTATTTGGGAGACATCTAACCTATACTGGAACTTATATTTCTCAAGGTGGTATGGTTCCCTCAGGAGTTAATAGTACGGACATACAGAGAGAGGATGATGAGCCCATATATGTTACTAATTGGGCTCATTATGTATCCGCATATACTGAGGAGGGCATGTCTAACCCTGTGTCCAGTACTGCGATAGGGCTTAGGGGGCTTCTTAGTAATTATGGGTATAATCAGTGTAGTCCTGACAGGGATGGGTTTATTCCAATTGTTAATAAAGCAACCCCAGCAGGGGCAGGGGACTCCACGGATACTTCAGATAATTGGCCCACTTCACAAACAGGATGGGTAAGACCAGCCCTGTTTAGTGAACTATTACCCAACTTCTCTTCCACGGGAGAAATTACTTACCATATGAGATTGCTTAACATGACTGGTACTGCGGGTTTTGATTTTACTCATGCGAGTGGTATGGGTAGTGACTCTATTTTACTAAATCTTTTTGGTGGGGTAGATGTAATAGGCTTGTGGGGGTATGACCTTAAGGAAATTAGAAAGGCTGCACTTCAAACGAATCGTCCCACATACATAACAAATTACCCGCCTCTTAATATGACATACGAAGGTGCGCGAGTAAGTGACTACACTGGAACCACCTCAGATCATCCAGGATACCCCTTCGCCAGATATAAACTCTATAGTAAAAAAGTGTTAACAGATAGTATAGTTAAAAATGAAGGACTAGGCACTTCAGCAGGAGTATTTGGCACTTATCTGAATTTAGATATGTATTGGACGGTGAAATTTCTATGATAGGTAAGTTTAAAATAAAACAAATAAATAAGCTTTCTGGTAAAGAAGAGGTTATACTTGAGGAGGAAAATCAAGTAACAGAAGGGGTAAAGCATGCAATAGTGAATGTTCTTACTGGCGGTGGATCTCAAGACACAGATGATTATAAGTTTAGTTATTATCAATTAGGTAATCAAAAGTATGACTTAAGCACTTATGATATATCAGGAGATCTTACCTCCTCATCCTTTAAATCTTATTTTTGGACTCTAAAAAATCCTCTAACTATTTCACAATATGGGAGAGATAGTAAGTGGGCAGTTACCCCACAAAATACTTATGTTTTAGGTTCTATATACCCCTCTGGTTTGGGGACTACTAAAGTAGTAGATAATTTTGTAGAGCCCCCAGACATTAGGAACACTAAGAATGAGTACACTAATACTTTTGTTATACAACCCGCTGGGATAAAGGGGAGTAGGTCTGATGCTAACTATTTTCCCACCGCAAGTAGCACATGGGTAGTGGGGTGCGCTGACCTATGGAGCGCAGAAACTTCTAATATTTCAATTCCCCCTATGTCTAGCTATTCTGACTACACTGTGTCTGGTCCTGATTTTAAAGTTCCTTCCTGGAGATTTTCCTATACTCCCGATAGGTATTTGATAAATGATAATGGTGACGCATCTTTCCCCTTTTCCTGTATTAGGGCTAATTTTTCATATAAGTATAACGGGGATACCACTACTAATTTAAAAGGTTCCTTGATGACGAATTTCAGTAAACTAAAGACTACCCAAACTTGGTCATCTTATGTAGCTGGTATTCATTATGTTTCAGGAGTAGATAGTTCGGTATCTTGCACCCCACTTACAGGGAAAATACAAATATTTAATAGATATGCCTCAAATCTGATATCTACTTATGCGGGTCACAATAGGACTGATTTTCTTTATAGATATGATTATGAGAATCCTGATGCTACTTATACTCCCTCAATCTTAGGTGTTTCTTCTGGTTGGCAAATGCAGGAATTACAAAAGGGGAATGCAGCTACTAAGTTTAGTGATATTTACGGAATGGAATCCGAATCAGAATATGGTGTAGTATCAGGTAATATCCATAATAGATATGGACCTGTATATACTTATGCGGATCACTTAACTGGGTACGCCACCAGTTCTGGTCCTGGGGCAGATTATCTAGACACCTCTAATGTTGGGTTTGGTCCTAGTGGTAATTTTTACAGAGTATCAGTCTCGTGGGTTAGTGCCTCAGATAAGATGATAAATTTTTATAAATCTTATGCAAATGGAACAGAATTGATAGGGCAAGGAGCAGTGCCCTATTTGGTCCCTATTATGTCTAGTGTTGCAGTAGTTGATGTTGCTTCGAATTTAGTTCTACAAACTGACGGAACTCCTTCTGGTCACTTTATGCCAGAAACTATACCTAGGGCACAAGCATATGTGGGATGTTCTCAGTGGGAATACGGACCTTCTGCTGGACCCAACCAGACAGTACATGGAGAGCAGTCTTATTATTTAAATTATCCACAAGACTTTGTGGGCATACCGTCTTATAATTCTACACAATTATTTGATGATACAGTAAATGTTAGATTAGAGGTGGATGAGAATTTGGCAAATTCTCAAACTATAAACGAGGTTGGTTTATTTCTTAAAAATCCTAATGGGGACAGGGGAAAGGATACTCCATTTTTAGCAGCTTACAAAGTAATTTCGTGCCCTTTTACAAAAACATCTGAATTTTCGTATATAATTGATTGGGAGTTTTCTATACTAGATACATCTGTTCCATACACAGAGCAAGTAGACCCCTCAGATGGATGTACATCGTCTCAGTAAATGTGATATAATTAAGGTAGAGGTATAAATAATATAATGAGTAATACAAAACCGATGAGCCCTGTAGGTCATTTGCAAATCTTCAAGAGATATGAGGATGGGGTGGAAGAGTTGTATTTTGATGATCATAATGTAATTACTTCAGGTATGGGGGTAGGATTTTCACATCTATTTGCAGCTTCGGGAGCCTCATCAATAGTAGATTATCAAATTAGACACTTTTTAGTTGGGTCGGGTGGGGATTATTCTGATTATGGGGTATCTACATACCAATTACAGAGTCCCAATACAGCAGAGTCGGAATGGGGTTCAAACACAGGACTTATTATAGACCCCTATTATCCTATTTTAAATGGGGTAATAGGCGCAGCACTAAGTCCTTTTGCTAGAATTATGTTTAGTAATATAAATAAAGTGACAAATACTTCTGTAAGGTATACTCTAGTTCTGGATAGAAATACTCTTAACGGTAAGTATGTAAATGAAGTAGGATTATATATGAGAAATCCTAGGGGTACGGAACCAGCCCCCAACCCTATTTTAGTAGCATATAGACCCTTCACACAAATAACTAAGACTAGTGATTTTAGTCTCATCTTTCGCTGGACATTGCAGTTCTAATGGCTTTTAATTCAAACGACTTATACACACTTTCTGGGGGAGTGACTATATTTAATTATTGGAACCCCTTTGTAACCAAGCATGATACCTCTTCCTTTTATAATTGGGAGCAGGATAACCTACCTTTATATGACCTAGAGGAACGAACCTACTACTTGTGGGAGAAGTTTGGGTATCCTTTATCTGCTGTTCCTGGAATGGCACTTCTAGTATCTTCTACTATCCCAAATCAACTAGCCACTAGCTCAAATGTTTTCACTTCTGTTTCAGCGGCTATAGAATCTCTCCCAGAGATTATTAGAATGCCTACTTTGATAGAGGTAGCTGTGTCTGGGGACATTGGCCCCCTAGATCTTAACAATATTAAATGTGAAGAGGACGGAGCGTTAGAAATTATTAATAGAGCATTTGCTCCATTAGCCGAATGGTCTGATATGTCTGGAACTGACCCTTGTTCTGCGACAACATATGAGTCTACTAACGCTGATACTGTAAACTTTACACCTGATACAGTTTCCGCTACAGGAGCCATAAACTATTTTTATAATTCTAGTGCAGTAGCATTTTCTGCTAATACCGCTGATATATTCCCCGTAAGTGGGGGTGCCCCCGTACCTACAGGGTTTACAAGATTTTTAGGTTTCCCGACTGGTCAATGTAGGACTGGTGGAGTTACTCCATCTAAGTCTACTTATGCGTATGCTGGTGTAGGAGAAACTACCCCATTCCAATCATTGTATAATATTTATATAAGTCCTATTGTGGGGGATCAGTTTCCTGGGGCTGGAGTTACAGGGCAGTTAGATTCAACGATAGATACTTTAGATGTATCTACTATAAGTCCTATTGATGGTGTTTTAATAAGACAGCAGCCTAAAAATGCAGAACAAATTATTAATGGAGTTTTAACCGCTAATAAACTTTCTCGTATTAGGGTAGAAAATAGTGATGGGCCTATCTATGTTCGTGGATTTATAGTTGATGGTTATGATACTGATACTACGGCTTATGAAACCTCTGTTGGTATTGGTGTTTACAACAGTAACAATGTATCTATTGAAGATTGTGGTGCAATGAGATGCACAATGGCAGGGTACGAGATAAATAATTCGAAAGTAAAATTAAGAAGAAGAAATCTTGCTGTGCGTAACTATGAAATAGCTACTAGAGGACTTAATGATACCTACGGATTCAAAATTAGTAATAGTGAAGTAGAGTACAAAACTGATCCTAATTATGCTATAGGAACAGCAGCATGTCTAGGGTCTTGGTTCCACACTTATGGAATACATTTAACCAACTCTAAGTTATACGGAGGAGAATTAGCTAATCTAAACCTAACTGGGACAGCAACTGTTATCGTTGGAACGATGAAAGATCTAACTCCTTTAACTATTGGGTACAATAACTATGGATTATATGCTGATTCATCAGAGTACGATATCAAAGGTCTCACTGATATTTATAATAATGAAGTAAATATAAAAGCGAAAGGATCTGAAATTCGTACAGGTAGATTCATGATTGAAAATGCCGCAGAAGAAGGCCTTGATTTTAGTAACTCTAGGTTTATATTAAATACAGATTTTGAGAGAGTTATTCGTAGTACTAATTCTACTATTTACAATAGTAGTGATTACCTTCCTTTTTCTAGATTAGGGATGTTTAATAAGAACAGAAGACACTTGTGGCTTAAGGAGGGATCTTACTATGGACCAGACTATCCTGTGGATCTATCTAGTTACCAGATTGGTGTAGGAGCTTTAGCAGATGCTTATAGCTTGCTTGAATACAACCTTACTTTTGGGTATAATGATATCACTAATTTAAGTCCTATCCCTTCAATCTCTATTAATAATTCCAGAGCGGTTATGCCAGCCTCCCTGATTCGTACTGTTGGGGGTACAATTAATACAGCTTTCACAAAAGGGAACGCTATTCAAGTTAATGATGGTGGGGTTTGTAAGTTGATTGGATATGGGGAAAATGTTGATGATCCTGGTGTGGGATCTAAGACGGGGGTAACTAATATTATAGGTGCCCCTGGGTTTGGCACACAGCCAAAAACTAGTGCTTTAGCAGCTACCAATAATTCTACTATTTACATAACGGGTCCTACAGGAATTTCTCAGTATGGTATAGGCATATTGGCTGATAACAATTCAGTTATAAAAGCTTGTCCCGTTCTTGGAGAAGATGATAGCAGTCTTGACGGGTCTGGGTGGGGCAGAATGGAGCTTTCTGTAAATACCTCTTTGGATATTCACTCTACTAGAGCATGTGTAATAGCTTCTAATAACTCCCAAATAAGATTTGAGGATTTAGGATTCTTCAGAAATTTCTGGCCTGATTCTACTACTTCTTCTAGTGATTATAACCCACACGGATTCACCGCTTCTGGTGTACTATCTTCCTTGTGTCAGGCAGGAGCCTTACAATTTTATCCTAATCCTATGGATGTTAATTTAGCTATAGGAACTTTAGGAGGTGCGTCACCTGGAACTGATTTCAATAATCATTATATTCCTGTTGTATGGCCCGAGGCTTACGCATATGATGTTTCATTGTCATGTAATAGAGTTCTATATAGTAATGCCTATAGTACAGCAGACACAGCTTCAGAGTTCAGGGCAGGAGCTACAAGGGGAGGTGTGTGTGTAAGAGCTACTGGCGACAGTGAAATTTTTGTTAGGAATGTTCACTTCCCAACAGGGCAATACAATGCAGACGGATCTTTCTTTGATCCTTCAGCTAGTATAGCTGGATGTAATGATTTGCAAATATGGAATGTTCAGGACACTTCAAGACTGAATGCTTCCTACGCTACGGTTAGCGGATCTTATCCATCTTTGATAGGGTACACAGGACCCAGATCTTTTTATGCGAGTAGTATAATAGAACCAGATCTTATGAATGATTCTAGTGCTGTAGGGTATGCAGCATTCTCTGGTACTCCAGACACAGGAACATTATCTGTGCTTGATCATTACGGGAGTGGAGTGGCTGTGTCATCTGCATATTCTGCTGACAGGGGAGTAGAGCAAAAAACTATTTCAATAGCTAGAACTGGGGATGTAGATACTTACGGCCCAAGTTCCTATGAGAATAGGGGTCCGTTTAGATTGTATTTCCCCACTAATCCAGAGGCTAAAGTATTAAGTTACGCTGGAGCGGGTAGTTATGATACCAGACCTTATCAACATCTGGCGCAAGGATACGCACTGTCAGGAAGTGTATCTGCGGTGGAATCATTAAGCTCTGTGTTTCCAAATTTACTTAATATTATAAATGATACTATAGATGATCATACGCCACCCGCTACTTGTACAACAAGTGGGTATTACTGGCCTGATTCTGCTCATATAGGATTGAGCGGAGCGGGGCAAACTGGGTTCTCGCTGGTTGGGGGGTATAGATCCCATGCTATGCTTCCAAATAATAGTAATGCACAGGTACTTTTAGATGAATCTTTTTCTAACACCTTTAGTAATGCCAAACATTGTAATACTAATTACAGTGGTAGAAGGAGATTAGTAAGTATATACAAAGCTTCTACATCCCAACATGGAGAATCTTTCGTTGGGGATACAAGTTCATTTGGAATGGGCTTCACATCTACTAATATCTTTGATGTTGAGAGGGAAATGTAATGACACATAATGACGACTTTTACGCTGGAGGACAGGGAGGAGGTAAGATAACTTATCGACCTAGTTCTCACCAGTTTACTGACCCCGTTAGACTTTTTAAAGCTAATGATCCTTACTATTGGGAAGTGGATAATGTTCCTATCCAACAACTACAAGAAAACTTATTGTGGTTAAAAGATCAGGTGTCTGTAGGGGCTACGGAATTAGCTACTGTTTCCAGATCAGATATTGCAGAACTAAAGCCATCTGCTACAGGTTCTGATAGGGCTGTAACTGTTTCCCCAGGTAGATTTACCGCTAGAGTTAATGATGCTTATGGTACGGGTATATCTACTATGGCTATAAAGACAGCCGCAGCAGCAACAGGCAGGATGGTTAATGAAATTGAAATTACTACACCTACCAATACTCTAAGATCTTTGGCGGGATCTATAGTAACTAATATTCTACAAGATAATGGTTTATACGATTTTGTTCAGCATAATGTTACAGCACCAGCAAATCTGTATAATTTAGATTGGACCTATAAGTATACTAGTTTTAAACAGAATGATAAGAGTTCGGAAGGAATTTTAGATCTTCAGAAAGTAAAATTAGCTTTGTGGAAACAAGGTACAACTGTTAGAAATTTTGGAGCAGATACTGCTTCTCATGTAGGGTTACAGCAGTTATCAGTTGAATTCACTAGAGTTTATGGTGCCCCATTTAGAACAGCTATTGTTAATGTGCCAACTCAATTAACTATAAATGTTCCCATGTTTGATTCTGAGGACTATCAAAATAGTACTAACTATGTACCAGCAGTTAGAATAGATTTATTGTTTATATATACTCATCCTATTGATGCGTCATCTACTGCCATACTTAGACCAGAGAGTACTGGTGCAACTATAATAAATCAACCTACATTAGGATTAGTTAAAGGGGCAGGGGTAATATCTCTTAATGGAAAAGGATCTTTCGCAGACCAAACTATAGACGATACTTTCTTTACAGGTCAGACTTATATGGATGGAATAGATATTGCTACTAATTATTTTGATCCGTCTGGTAATTTTGATACTCAAGGAAATATGCAGACAGCCTCTGTTATATCAGACTTAAACCAAACTCAAAATGGTATGGGGGGTGTTTTTGGTAATTTCCCCAGCCCTGATGATTTGTTAAATGCTGCTCCATATATAACGGATGGGGTAGCCAAAACTAGTCTTCAAATGATTGGGCAGTCGGTTCTTCCTATAGCTTATGTTATCTCTACATTTGGAACTCCCACCATAAGTACTACAGATATTATAGATATAAGACCTTTCTTCCGTACAGCAGAACTTACTTATAATGAGAGAGCAGGGTTGGCAGCAGCTAACCCACCAGCATCTTTAGCCAACCCAGTTGTTACTAAATATCAATTAGCTGATACTGCTGAGAAGGTGAGAGATTATATAGATGAGAATCCACCAGAGATACCTCAATACCCAAGACCTGTGGGAAGTGGTTTTATTTTTGGTGGAATAAAGTTCGGAGTAGAAGGTGTACTGGCTAGATTGGCTGCTGATGCTGATGTGGCTACGGCTGGGGGAACCCAGCTTACTGATTTATACCCAAAAGGTATTTCTGATTATCTAAAGTCTCAGGGATATTACCCAGAATCTTTGGTAGGAACAATACCCCAACAACCAGATTGGGATACCCCTGATTGGTCTAATGATGGTGCGAATCATAGAAATGATAAATTTCATATGTATTATAATGATGCTTTGGAACCAACTTACCCATTAAGTCAAGATACTGCATTTGATGCTCTTTATGGATCTCATGTAAAATTTCCTACTTGGAATATTAGTTGGGAAGCGGCCAACAGCACGGCTAATGCTAGGATTAATGGTTACCAAGCACTTATGGTAAGAAAAAGAATTGATTTTACTCCTGGTTCTCGACCTGAGTGGATGATAGATTATGATGTACGATTAAATCTCGTTAACTGCGCTCTAGCAGATTCCCAGGCGCAAGCGGATTGGTGGCATACTGCATCTCAGCATCAACACACACAATGGATGAATCCACATGGTTTATATGTGGAAAAACATATAGACCATTTTATTATTTGTTGTGTCTGGAATATGGGAGACCCTCTTAATTTTACCCACGCATTTGATATGGGACCTGGAGCCAAACAATCTGGTTCGCCGCTTCCCGTAGGACAAGCCGTTTCTTTTGATAAGTCTCATAGAACAACCGAGCGTTATAGTAAAGTATTTGTAACTAGTGAGAATGGGATGTTACCACAAGGTAATGCTAACAAAACTGTTACCTGGGCATCCACAGCTACGGCTCCTATGTTTAGAGGTCAGTGGTGTACATACCCCACAGTTAAATTTGAGATTATAGGATATCCTGAGCCTGTTGTTGCTAATATGAAAATTGATGCAGGAACCAATAATTTTATTACATTAACATCTTAACCCTAATTAAGTTATGGCAAATTTTCTAACTTGCTGGCTACAAGATCCTGGAGATCTACCTGTAGGTGATGGTCCTCCTGGTGGGAGCGGGGATGGAAATCCGAATGATGATGATGACGATGACGAAACATGTAATGGTACATTAACTTGGAAGTTTTGTAATGAGCCACAAAATTTAGATGATGTTATTGCAGATCAGGCTGCTGGAGGTTCTTGTGATGGGGAGCATTCCGAGGCTCTTGATTGTGAAAACCCGCAAGCAGATTGTAGGGATGATCTGGGGGATAAGGGTTGTCAAGCATGTAATAATGATACCTCTCTATGTAATGGTTGTTGTGATTATAAGCCTGTAGATTGTAAAGGATTTATCTGTATAGGGGATGGCAATAATCTTACTGACGATCCTTGTACTAAACAAGATACTCAATTTACTGATGTGGATGCTTATAAGGATTGTGGTGGGAAAAATAATACTTTAGGTGGGGGTGGATGTGAGTGGGATGGTGCTTGCAAGGGTTATTACATGGATAATGCTGCATGCAAAGCTGACGACCCCCCTGCGTGTAAAGGTTGGACTTGGGAAGACACCCCACCGAAAAAACCGGGTGGTGATGGGGGTGGTCCAACTACACCTCCCCCTGGTGGGGAACCACCTGATTGTTATATGTGTGGTTCCCCAAGTTGGGGTTCAGACGGAAAATGTTGCTTTGTATCTGGGAAAGCTACTTGGGATGGCAAAATTAGTGACTGGGTATGTCATCCTGGATCGGAGCTAGATGAGGATAACTGTAATCTCAATTGTAAGGAGTCGTGTATGGAGTGCGATGCTTCCGTTCCTGGAGGTAGTTGTGGCGATGTTGTAAAAGCCTGTGGGACATGCACCTACAAAGGGGACGAAGCTGCTCAGAAGTTGGCTTGTAAATCCGATCCAACAAATAACTGTTATGACCCTGACCCCACCTGGGACTGCACTGAAGGTGAAGTAGAGGCAAAATGTGATCTTGATGGTACTCCAAATGAAAATGGGTTCTGTGATTGTACTTATAGAACTCATAAATGTGAACCACATACAGGTGATGGTGATGGGCTTTATGATGATCCAACATGCTCTTCAGTTGATGATTCTTGTGAGTGTCCATCAGCCGAGGCAGATAAAGATTGTAACCTAACAACAAATTGTCCAGGGAATTCAACAAATGGGGGATCTTCAGTGTGGGAGAGAATTTATGGTTTGAATGGTGGCATTAACCCAATTTACGAGAAGAATGTTAGTAATATTAAATCTAAAAACCCTACAACTTTTGTGGGGGTTAATAGAGGAAATTATAGGGCAGACTTGTTTAAAGATATTATTCATGTAGGAATTACAGCTACCGATGATATAATTAGAAAAAGAATTAATTTTAGTGATAGACCTTTTACCGATTTAAGTAATGCTAATTTAGAGAAAAGCATTCATGATGATCTTATCCTAAAATTAAATTTAGCTAGAGCAGCCACAGGAAAAAATCTAAAGAGAATGTTCCTTAGTACTATTAGAAATTTAATAGTCTCTAATAGGTTAGAGTATTTTGATGCATCTCAACTTCATGCTATTTTAGATAGGATAATACACTTTCAAAAGACGGAGGAGTATAAAGAGACTAGAAAATATACTCATATTCAAAATTTAAATACAATAGGAAATGAGGCAGAAGCTATAGATCTTGCCATGTCTAAAGTATGGCCCTTGGCACCTGATGCTTATGATATTACTAGAGTGGCAGAGAGGATGAAAACTTGGAAAACTTTAGCAACGGATCTTAAAAAGGGACTTCCTATTACTACTGCTACAGGAGCCACAACTACACTATATTACGCTATAGATGATACTATAGTAGTAGATGGTAGTGGATCATTAACTTTAGGTAGTGGTGACTTCCAACGAATAACTTTAAGCAATGGTGGGTTTGTAGAAATACCTGTGCAAAGCTTGATTAATCAGGCTGGTATACTAAGTTTAGAAGTGTTACAGAAAGTTATGTATTTGTTGGGAGATGTTTATGATTTTAATATAAAAGTCACAACAGATCAAGAGCTTAGGGTAGACGAGAGATACGGGTTAACTACACCTAGAAAAGATGTGTATATGTTTGCATTACAACCAGGAACTATACAAGATTTACCTAGGGATAATGAGCTTATTGCTAAAACACAAGCTACTTATAAGTATTTAACTAGCACAGAGGCTAGAAATTCTCAAGTTAATACTGAGGGTTCTGGTGCTGCTTTCCCGTGTTTAGAAATATATTTAGATCAGGACGATCCTCTACCAAGTTACTTTGATAATGATGGGCAGGTAGAAATTACCTTTAAAGATTTTGTATTAGATCTCTTTACTGAGGATACAAGTACTCGTATTAATCCTAATATTCCTATCATTGCTAGGAGAGCCCCACAAACAGTGGTATTCTATACATCCAATATAACTTCTAATGTTGTAACACATAATATTTCAAAATCTACAAGTTACGGGGTGAGAGAATTACAGGTAGTAATAAATCCTAACCCTGGTAGGTCGGATACATGGCACCCAACTTTCTTAAAAGAAGAATTAGCCTACCCAGCTAGAGGGATTAATCCTTCTGTAGAAAATTTACGGGGTATACAATACTCCATGTATACTAAAAATTTAAGTGATCAACACCTGTACCGTTCTGGGGAGCAGCCAGCAGAAAGAGTAGCTTGGGGAGAGAGACAAGTATATAAATTGGCTAAGGAGCTAAAAGATGATTACCAGCTTCCATCTAGTGATACTATTCCGTGGTATGAGATTTATGACAGGATGGGTATCCCACAAATGAAGTATCTACATAAAGAGTGTTCTAATTTCAAAAGATTTAAATCTCTTTTAAGTAGTGGTAAACCCTCCTCTGAGGATACTGTTAATGCACACTACCCTAAGATTAAAGAGTATAGATCCAACACTTGGTTGGGAAATACTGGCAAGATAGATAAAACTTTAACCTTCTTGCCAGTTAAAGAAGGTCACACCCCTATTCCTGTGGAGCCTTTAGAGTAAAATGCCACAAGTAGCAAGAGAAGGAGACACTTGCGATCATAACGGAGCCCCTATAGCTATAGAGGGGGTGGGTATTAATAGTACTGTTACAGTAAATATGAGTGCCGTTGCTATAACAGACGGGACTGGGAACGGTACTGCTGGTCCGTGCGGTTTGTGGAAGGAGAATGACCCAAGTAAAAAAGGGGATGACACGCACCCTTTAGGAGAGTCTCCCACTGGTATACACCCAGGCATCCCAGGACCTACCACAGGGTCGGATACAGTTTTTGTAGCGGGGTTACCCATACATAGATTTAATGATTCTAGAGGGTGTGGAGCAGAAACTATTACTGCCTCTCCAGATGTATGGGCTGATTTTGTTGCCAAGATTAGGATTGAGGGGGCTACCGTACAAGCCCCTAAAGACTCTCCTGCTGCACCCAAATATTGGTTCTACCCAGTCCTAGAGTTCTTCCAGTTCACCTCTATAGGAGATGGTATTTTTTATGTTAGAACTTCTGACGCAGAGGGAAAAGCATTTCACAATTTAAAAACTTCTGACTTTACACAGTGGGGTTCAACTATTGTTCCTACCCTAGAGTTTGAGGATGTAACCGATGAAGATCAGTTTAAAGTTCCTGATTTAGATTTAGCCACTAGAAAATCTCCTATTCCTTTATCTTCTGTCTCAGACCAATTCCCAAACTATGAGGTTAATTCTTCGTTTGTTGGATTAACTGCTTATGGATTTCCTTCCTTTGGAGAGTTGTCAGATGTTGAAAATACAGGAGTAATAAAAGGAAATGGTACAGGAAGTACTTGGTGGGATTTTTATACACCTGTTTATGATGATATGGGCGACGTAATTGGTACTATTCCTACTGGCTATGGTGGGTATCCATTTTATATTGCTAATGAGTCTGGTAATGCACTATCTCATGTAAAACTTATAAATATACCAATACCCCCCGATGATTACTTCCCACGGGCAAACTAAATTTAAAAAAAAGAGCCTATGTTTCCCTATATACAATAGATACAATAGGGCAGAAATGCCTAAACCCATTTTTGGAGAATAAAACAATGGATAAAGTAAGTAATGATTTTGTGAGCCAACTTCTTGAGTCTAACGGCTGGGAAAAGCTTGGCATTCGTGTGGATGAAAAATCTAAATCTAAGGAGGAAGTTGAAACTCCTGAAGAGATTACGGAAGAAGAGGGTGAGATCAACTGCTGTCCTCTTTGTGAGACTGATTTCGGTGATAACGAGCTTACTGATGAAGCCCTTCAAGAGCATGCTCTTAACATGATGGAAGTTTTATCAGAATCTGGTCTCATTTCTGAGCAGGTTGAAGAGTCTTTCATTATTGAGAACGCTGATGAAATTCTTGGTGTTCTTTCTGAAGCTGGTCTGATTGTCGAGGCTGTTGACGAAGACGACGAGTAATGGGGAGATTAGATGAGACAGGTCTGGGCATTGGGGACTTTGCTATGTCTCTTATGGACTCGGGTAAGATTTCTAAGAAGGTGCAATCTACTGAGGTTGCTCGTCCTAAAGAATTGCCTGTATCGGATATGGATATATCTGAAGTGAAAATATCTAACTCTATGGTAGATAAAGTTCTCCAAGAATCTTTTGGATTATCTAATACATCTACTAAACAAGAAGATCCAAATTCTGTACTTACAGAGCAAGAACTTCTTCAAGAAAAAATTGTAAGTCTTAAAGAGGAGTTAGTTGAAACTATCAACAAACTCTCTTCACTCGTTTCCGAAATGGCTGGGATGGGAATGACCACTACTCAGTCTATAGGTACTGGCTATTCTACTAAGAATGTAACAGGGAAATATCGTGGACGCAATAAACGCTCTAAAATTATTAAACGAACCTATAAATGAAAAGAAAAGTAGCCGCTATCCCTCTGGAAGAGGGGGCTACAAAACTAAGGGGACGAGTGGTGATTTGGCTATTAAATCTAGAGTTAAAGTGTACGGTACGATAAAGAAAGCATTAAAGGCTCATGGCCCAGGACACATCTTTTCTACTCAAGGATCCAGAAGACTTTATGTTATCTCCAAAAGAACTCATGGTGGTACGGATTCACAATCACAAGTAAGTGGAAGAATAGCAAAGGGATTTACTCCAGGAAGTGCTACTCCTAGTGCTGATTGGGGATCCGTTAAAGATCACGCATCTAGAGTAGGGTATAAATATACGGGTAAGAAAGCGGAGAAGCTATCCCCCAAAGCTAGAAGAGAAGCCCGTCAGGGTAAAAAATATCAAAAGAAAACGCATACAGGAAGAGGACAAAAATGAGATTATTAGAAGATGTATTTATTATTGAGAACCTGCAAGTTATAAACGAGGGGAAAGGCACTGGTCCTATGAAAATACGAGGATGTTTTCAAAGAGCAGACGAGGAAAATAATAACAAAAGAATTTATAAAAGGCCCCTCTTAGAAAGGGAAGTTACTAAACTTGCTACTGCCATGAATGAAAGAAGGTTGATGGGAGAGCTTGATCACCCACAACATGATTCAGTTAGGCTCTCTAATGTATCTCATCTTATTACTGGTCTTAGTATGAAAGGTAACGAGGTTATTGGTGAAGCTGAAATATTAGACACACCTTCTGGTAAAGTGGCTAAGGCTCTTATTGATGGTGGTGTGAAAATTGGAATCTCCTCCCGTGGAATGGGTACGGTAACTGAGGAGATGGATGGTAAGAAGTATGTTAACGAAGACTTTAGATTAATTACTTGGGATATAGTGGCCGATCCTTCAACTAGAGGTGCTTACCCCGGTCTTACTGAGTCTACTCAGATCCAAGAGATCATTGACAGGGTTTACCCAGACGCTCAAAAGGTTAAGAACTTTACTACTCTTCTTAAGGAGGAGCTTAGTGGTAAAAAAAAAGACTTAAATGAGAGTTCTCTTTCTACGATTATGAGAGATAAGTTAACTGAGGTTAAAAAGCCCCACACTAGCAGACCTCATAGAGGGAAACTACAGCCTAGAACGGAATTTGGTCAGACTGATATGCCCAAATCTTGGCTAAAGAAAGAACGAGAAGAGTATAAGAGAAAAACAGGTAAGAATCTTCCAGAGAATAAGCCTCTAGTAATATGGGGTGTATACATATAAACAGATAGGAGACCTAATTATGTCAGACAATGTTAAAAGTATCGCAGACCTACTGCCTGAAGGAATGAGCGAGGAGCTTATTTCTGAGATTGCAAAGGTCATGCAAGATGTTATTTCCGAAAGGATTGATGATGAGATGGATGTTCTTACGAATAAAGTTCATGCATTCCTTCGTCACCAAATGGATACTATCCAAGAGGCTGCTCTTGATGAGCTTTCTGAGTCGCATGAGATTTATCGTGACGCTCAAGCCCTTAAGGATATTAAGACCGTCCTTGCCTTTGAGGTTGATAGAGATGATTTAAACCATGTCACTGAGCAGATTAACGAAGATGTTGATAAAGTTCAGGATGATAATGATCTCCTTGCTAGAGAGCTTTCTGAGACTATCAGAGATAACACTCGTTTAGGAAGAGTTATCTCTAATTTAGAAGAGAAAATGTCTCTTATGATAGAAGAAAAAGAATACCTTCAAGAGTCCATAGTGACTTTGGAGGAAGAGGTTAGTAGTGATTTCGAATCCACCGAGAAAGCTATTGTTATTACTGAGAATGTGGATGCGCCCGTAGAGAACATTACCCCCCAACTTATGTCTGGGAACCCGTTCTTAACTGATGAAGTTATGGCTTACATGCCAAACTCAAATAATTAAAGGAATTCTCCTATGATTGATAATGAGATTATTGAGCCAGGAGCCACTAACAGTGTTTTAGAAAAATGGGCTCCCGTTCTTGAGGATATCGAAGATAAATATACTCAAAGAGTGACTGCACAACTC